TTTTTCGAACCTCACAGTTCGTAAACTCGAACTACGAACTTCGAACTCTCTAAAGAAGTATTCAAAAAAGTGATGTAACAATTTATATGCGAAAAACTTAAATACTACTATCTTTAAAAAACGTTAAATTTATAAACCATTTTTCACATACTTTACGTGATATGAATTACTTTTCAGTCATTGTATATCTTATTAATGCTGTAATTTTTACATTCATGATTTTTCTTACGTTTATCAATTCTTCACTCTTAAATAATCAATATTGGGTTTACATTCTTGTAGGTTTTTTTACAGCAATAGTTTTTCATACGGGTTATAGTACAGGTAGATCTTCATGATATATCACCCGTTACGTTTCGTTATGGCTCTTTATTTATTATTCGGCTGGATATACTATCTCGTTATTCATGCTCATTGTCCTGTTTATGTTGTCTATTTTACACTCATTCTTTTTCCAATATGGATTTTTTATGAGGATTTTGCAGATTTTTGCGAATATTCTAATCTGCGTGACATTTTATTCATCAATATTATCTCACTTCCTGTACCATTTTTCGTTTTTTACACTCTTTCTTTCGGACACTACTTTTATCTTACTCTTGCTTATCTAATTTTCTATATATCTCTCGGTCTTTATATCAATTTTAAGACGTTTCATCGTAAATCAAAATGTTTTTAAACTCTGTATCCACTATTTTTAACATGCATGGTCTCACTTTCGTTAAATCCGATGGGGAAACAATAAAAGTCTTATTTTTTCCCACTAAAGCTATTGCAAAAGCATACCTTGAGATGTTATTGGAGGATTTCACCAGGTTGGGTTATAATGTTAAATATGGTGAGAAAGACGGAAAAGTTTATTTTAATATTGCTGACAAAATTCTTATTGTAGGTGAATGATTTATGGCAGTTTATGTTGTAAATATAATCGACTCTGATGGTAAGATATTAGTCCAGAGAGAGTTCCCAACCTATTGTGAACGCCAAACTTATGCCGATCTTATGGTTGATATACTTTCCTTTATTGAAGATCGTAAAGTAAAGGATGTAAAGAAAGAAATACTGAAAGAAAATAAGGCTCTTAAGTCAGTTTTAGCGTCTGCCAGGGAAATAGAGGAAAAATTTGTTATAACAGAAACAGTTTTAGAAAATTCATAGGTTGTTTCTTATGGGAGATATTGAGGACGTTATTTCTTTCTTACGTTCTGTAGGTGTAATTAAAGGTAACACTGTTTCTTATGATGGTCTTGTACATTATGGTGAAAGTATTTCTGTTATTCTTAATTTGTCTCCTGAAGAAGCCGGACAAAAAGTTCTTGATTATCTTATAAAAAACGGTTACGTTATGGTGAGATGATGGAACCCGAATTATATGTTATGTCAGTAGGTGATAAACATTATGTGAGCGGTACTGTCTATACGCCTGATGGTATAAGGCAGTATAATGGTGTCCTTGATGACTTTGAGAAGATATTTACTCTCTTTCCTACTTTTGCTACTTTGATTAATTGTTATCATGATGATGTTTGTATACGTGACCATACCGACCATTTTTATTACCTTACTTATCGTGATGAGTCAGAACTTGTAAAGATGCTTACATTTATGAGTGGTGCGTCTATTTCTTATCTTCAGCTTATTCCTGAGGAAGTAATTAAGAAGTTAGATATTCATTTTAGTTTCAATTCATTTCATATCGGTGGTGCTGATGTGTTAAAGAATGTTGAGTGTAATGTAATTGGTTCAATTCCTTCCTTTTTAGCTATTACTTATGGCTATGTTTCTATTAACGGTGTGAAAATAGGTGTGCGTGATGAAAGTGGTGATTATGATGTTTGTGGGCAAATAATTAACTTAGAGTCTAATGCACTTAGTTACCTTTCATATTTATTGGCTTGTTATTTTCTAAAATATTATAAGGGTACTCCGACTTGGAGTGAGGTGTTGAAAACATGGTGCGGTATCAGGATATCATTAATGATGTGAATAGTAAGTTGTTTCTTCTTGATAAGTGGTTAGAAGTCTATAGGCTTGCGGAACATTACGATAGTTATTTCGATGCTTGCTATGGTGGTCACGCTAGAGCTTTTATGCAGAATGTCGGTTCTAACGGTGAGGATTTCGTTTCCACTACTCATATTATTTATGACCTTTCCTGTATCCCGGGTCTTGCGGAATTTCTCAGGCTTTGGAACTCTTATGATTTAAGGGGTAAGTATATTTATCGTACTACTACTGTTAGTTATATTAAAGATTATGTTATAGCATCTACTCCTTTTATGGTTGTTGATTCTGAACACAAACAAGAGAACAGGTTTCTTTCTTATTGGTCTGTTAGTCCTTATACTTCAAATTATTTTATTCGTAGATATATTAGTTATACTGGTGTTAAGTCCGATGATATACGTGTACTTGTTGCACCTTATGATGACGCGATTTGTGGCAAAGACTGGTACGATAATATCAGTCCTGAATATACTGTTGTTATTGATGGTAAGCCCTATAATTTCGGTGATTTAAAATACCTCAGAGAACTTGAAGTACGTTGCTTTAACTACCCTAGTTCTAAGCTCGTCTATTCTCTTACTGTTGATGATTTTAACGAGTTAATGAAATATCTTCCCAAAAAATACGTTTATTAGGTTACGGGTCATCGTCTTTTGGACGACGCGAGCATAATTCTGCACAATTTCCTTTTATTAAAATTAGAAATGATGATTCATCTATAAGTTTCAGTAATTCGTCTAATGTTAACTGAACTCTTTTTGAATTTTTTGTTCTGAATTTTTTCCAGGTTTTGTCTTTTACGTCTACGAAGTATATTTCGCTATCTTCAGATGGAAGCCACATTTTTATACGTTCTTTATCCATCCATGAAAGCCACTCTTTGAATTCATTTTCATCTAGGGGTTCGAATGTTCTTCCATCTCTTAATGGTACGTATTCATAGTCTGGCAATTCGAAATCAATTACTACAATCTTCATGTCTAAATAGTTAATTCACTTCGTGATTTTAAAATTTCTTCCCATTCATTTTGCGGTACTCCTAATTTTTTGAGTAACTCTTTTGCTATTTCTTCCGGTTCAGGTGGTTTTACGAATGGTATTATATGTTTTTCTATCGTCACTGATTGGTCTCCTAGTTCTGCGATTCCCACAACGTGATGTTTTCCTATTGCTACCATTATTTTTAGTGGAACTTCTGCCTTTGATTCTATGAAAAGTGACCTTGATTTCCTTTTTCCCAAAAATGAAAAGAGTTTCATTGCTTAATTTTCTTGTTTTTCTCCTTAATAACTGTTTCTAACTTTAAATACTGGTTCTGTCTATTTTTATTTGGGTTTACTATGAGAAAGTTACGTGCTTCAGTAAAAGATATAAGACCTCTTTCCGAAATTCCTCCTAATTCACAACTATTATGGCAAAATAATGAGTTTGCTATTTACTATATTTACGATATTTATGCTGGCGAAGTTCAATGGGTACTCGTAAATAAGACTTATGATAACAAGTATGTTTCGTTATTGAGGGGTGCTGTTCTCGAAATTCAGGGTCAGACTTATGCCATTCCTAAATATATTTTTGGTAATGCTTTCGCAGAGGTATATTTTGCTAATTCTTTGTCTTCTTATATCAGTAACCTTAACAATATTCCTCTTTATTCTCTTGCAGTGCTTAGGGATTCTTCAAATAAGAGTATTGTGGGTTTCGTTTTCTCTTTGCCTCCTAAAGGTGTTCTTATTGTCCCTGAGTACGGTTTCTATGGTTTACAATCTCTTGAGGCTGAGCTTCTTGAGGTCAGTCCCGGGAATTTAAACCTATATGTTATAATTTATGATTATGCTGAAATTATAGAATATGAGCAACAGACGGGTCTTCAAGTCCAAGCACCTCCAGACCCTTATGCCGTATTTTCGTATCAATTCAATATTAGCGATGTCGGTACTGTGGTAACTTCTAGGGTCATATTAGAGATTCCTCAGAGTGATGTTAATTTTGTTAACACGTTAATAAACGATATTAAGAAGTTCTTCCATAGGCTATAATTTTTTAAATCCTGTATCCATTATTTTTCTCATGCATAAATTGACTTTGTTTAATTGTAAGGGTGATATTTTTAAGGAATTGGTTTTTCCTTCTGAAGAGTTTACGAAGGCTTATATGCATATGTTAACTGAAGACCTTGATAAGTTAAAATATTGGGTGGATTTTAAGAAAGTAGGTGATAAGTACGTTGTTAAGGTTGAACATCAAATAATTATTGTGGGTGATTAACTTATGGAATATTATGTAGTTGATGTTACTGATTCTAATGGCAATTTGTTGATTCGTAGGGAGTTTTCTAATTTATTTAATTCTCAGACATATGCTGACATTTTGACGGAGATTATTTCCTGTGTTGAGCTTCATAGGGAGATAGAACTGAAATCCAATGACCCTTCTATTTTAAGAATTAGGGAAGTTAATGGTAAGTATTTTATTATTGAAAAAGTTTGTAAATAATGTTTAGTTAGACTTTACATAAAGTTATTTCTCTCCCGTCATCGCTAACATAAGTAAACGTTGCTCCTTCCAGTCTTCTTAGTAATTGTACTCTGTTCTTAGTCCAATCATGTATCCCTATACACCATTGTTCATACTTTTTTAGTATATCCATGTTTAGGTTTTCTTCGCATCCTTCACAGTCCATTACGAAAATGTCAACGTTCTCATATTCTCCTTTCCATTCGCCTTTCATTATTGCTTTGTCACAGATATTGAAAGTTTTACATACTTCTTCCCATTTTTTTCTTAAGTGTTCTTCTTTTTCATATTGTACTATATATTTTGCTCCTCTCCATAAGAAATATAATGCTGAACTACCACAATCCGCCCCTACTATTTGTATTGTTTTTTCGAATATGTTTAATTTTCCATAAGCGTGCGGATATTCTCTCCAATAATCACATTCTTTTTTCCTGAAATATTCGGATATGTTTTCCATTTTTATATCCCCCTATTTTGTCCGAGTTATAGATTTTTATTTTTTTCTTTAAGAAACTTAGTGACGTACATGCATAATGTAGAAATCTTGAAGTGAGTTAAAATGATGCGGTATTTCTTGAATGTAAATATTGAAGTCGATACACGGTGGGCATAACATTTTCATCGCATCCTTAATTTTCGCGTTGTATATATACATTATACTCGCCAGTGCAAAAGTCACACTCCTATGTACGCCTGCTACACAATGAATTAAAGTCTTTATTTCTTGTTCGAAATTGTTTCTAGTTATTTCTGCTATAATTAGTAGGTCATCGATATCTATAGGTACTAAGTCGGGATATTTCAACCAGAGTTTGGCTTTCGGATTGTGAAAATCTTTTGCTACGTTTATTGTAAAGTACTCCTGTCCATGTTCTAGTGCGTATATTCCATCGCTTTGCCAAACCATTTTCTTAGGGTCTGAGCGTAGAAAACCCATATTTATCACCTCTATTTAAGCCATTCCCATAATTCCTGTCCTATTGTTATGTAATAATAACGTAGCGACTTATGCCAACACTTCCAACTTAAGTCTTCCCATTCTTCTTTATTTACCTCTATTTTTCTTAAATCTTCTACCGAATCTATCTCAATCCCGCATCCATATTCTGCATATGCATGGTTTTTAATGTAGATTAATGGCGTTCCTACGCTCATTGCCTCAACCCGTGGTATATTGAATCCCTCAGCTTCACTTACTGCTATATAGAAAAGGGAATGAGATAGTAGGTAGTACTTCATATCTTCACTTAAACTCATAAACTTAAAGTCCGCATTAGGGTGGTCACTTACTAATGTAAGTTCTGCTCTTCTTCCTTCGAATATATTGAGTACGTCATTTATTCTCTTATACGGTCTGTTTTTAGTTATTATTATATATCCTCTTCTAGCATTAAAGTCAAAGTTCACATGTTTCTGAGCCATTTCATCATTAACTCCCCATGGGGTCACTTGCTCTACTTTTATTCCGTTTTTTTCCATATACTCTTTTAACCATGTTGATGTTGTTATTATTTTTCGGTTATCTATTAATACTATGTTACCTTTTCCCGGTCTGTCACACCATATTATTCCACTACTCGCTACGTCGCATTCGCCAATGTAAAAATCAGCTGGTTTGAAATACGTTTTTATTATATCGAATTCATGATATTTTTTCATATAATATATTGTCTGATCTACTACCCATTCATAACTACAGTCCTTGCATCGTGTATATATTTTTTTTACCATTTATGACACGCTTACCCCTATTTTATAGTTATACACATTACCTATATTGAACGTTACTGATACCGGTAGTTGCATATATGCTAAGTAAATACTACCGATCTGGTATAATGCTATCATTGTTGGTGAACTACAGTTAATGGTTGACGTTATTACTGCTGTACCCAAGCCGTTGTATACGGGATAGCATAGTTGTGGTTGTCCGTTGCATGCATAGATGAATGCAGTTATACCTTTTAATTGTTGTGGTGATGATGGTGTTGGTACTATAGCTAACATTGTTGCAAGTGGTATGTTAGGGAATTGTGATTGTACTGTAAATGCAGTTGATGGTATTAACGTATATGCAATGATCAAGTGTACGAAGTATGTGTACGCTAATAATTGACCATTTAGCGATTTACAGTCATTTATTGGTAGTAAGTATGACATTACGATGCTTTGACCTATGTTAAATATTGAGTTTACTACGATGTCTATAGTCCATTCTACTGATAAGTTATCATCTGTTGATGACGTGAAGTTTCCCGTTACAGTTGCTATTTTATATAGTATTGTACTGCCAATTACTGCATACATGTCGATTTCATTAGCGTTAAAGTCCGTGGTGAATGTTGCTTCGAATGTTATTGATAATTCGCCTCCATTTTCCACTATTGATGTTATTTTTGCGAATGCCATAGCTTTTGCTACTCCATTCTGTCTAGGTATCATTGCTATTCCCGTAGGAAAATTAAAGACGAAAGTGTATTTCTGTGTTGCAGATGAGTAACCATAGTAATAATAGTAAGTACTCTCATATCCATCGACTAGAAGTGTTTCCAGTAGGGACTTATATTCTGCTGATATTGTCATGAATGCCCACCTGTTGTCTGTGTTTCAAACTGACTAATTACTGTTGCATTACCATATACTGTTGATATTTTTATTGACACGTATTGGTTTATGGTTCCACTATAATAGTTATAGGCTATTACTAATAATCCGTTACTTGTAGTAATACCTATGAATACTGGTACGTTTGTATAAGAACTATATACTTGTCCGTTTACTACTAAGTTTACTTGTGAATTACCGAATCCTACTAGCTTTGATATTATTGTTATTTGATCGCTTCCAACATACATTGCATCTATACCTTGGAATGCTGATGTGTTAATGTAATTAAGTAGTTGTGACTGCGGAAATGTTGGATTCTGTTTTAGTATAGTATTCCATGATGGTACCAAAAATAATCCGAAGAAGTATAGTATTGGTGCCACCAGTGTCTTGAATGTTACTACGCTCGTGTACTGTGACATTGCACTCACAGTAGTATAGTTTGCTCCCGCTATTATCGTTATCTCATATTCAATATTCAAATAGTCGTGTTCCGTCTTTGATAATGGCTGATTTAGGTTAATATCTGCGATTTTATATAACAAGGCAGATTGGGTTGATGCCCATATTTCTATCTCATCAGTAGTGTAAGTGAATGGTGATGCATCGGTTCCGCTGTATCTTATTGTAATAGTTTCTTCCTGTGATGCGTTTATAATGTCAGTTACGTTTATTGATGTTATTGTTGTCCTTGATACTGTAACGTTGTTGTTTTTCATTATCGCAATTATTTGATATGGTGCTAGTGTAGTTATTGCATGTGTTGATGATGATTCTACTGTCACTACTCCGTTTACGAGGTAATTAAGGATTGTTAATAGAACTTCTTTAGATATCATGATTCCACCTCATATGTTAGCCCAATCACTATGAGGTATGTTGCTTGGTTTGATGTTGGTGGTAGTTTCACATTTAATGTTGCACTGAATACGTAAATATCAGTTACTATTGGTGGTACTGATGATGTTAATGCGGTTATTGTCGGTGTTCCATTTCCTGTTGTGGTCAGCTGTAGTATTATACTAAAACCATTTATTGTTAACCCCGTCCCTACTAATGCTACTGTTCCGCTTACTCCACTGACAACGTATGATATTATGCCAGTATAGTTATTAAATGGAAATACGTTCTGAAGTACTAACCCTGGGACTAATAAGTATAGGAATGAGTAATTAATGTATACTGATGGTGTATTTTGAAGTTCAAGTGTAAAGTATATGGTTACTGCTTCACTTTCCGATTTTGAATAGTTTAATCCGGTGGTTCTAGAAACTAGGTACTGTAATACTCCATTGTTTTCGGTGTATATATCTACTTCATCAAAACTATAAACATTGTTACTGGTATCATAAAATAGGAATTGTACACTTGTAGTACTTATTGATACTTGGTACCCTGTCAGTTTTGCTACCACATTTCCACTGTTTTTTAATACTGCCACTATACTTGTTGGTGCGTTAGTTGTGAATGTTGAGCCACTGTAATAATAATAGTTAAACATTGTAGCTTTCTGATTTTGCCCAAAGATAATCATTGTCGATACTGCTGATAGATACTCTTGCGATAATGTCACTTCAATTGCACCACATTCTGTTTATCGGTTATTGTAACTATACCTAATTCGATTAATTTTCTTAACATTAGGTCTGGTGTGTTAGTGCATTTTGTCAGCAATCTATATAGATCGGTAATAGCAATATAATCTCCACTATGGTAATAGAACTGTAGTTGTATTTGACTACATAATAACTCGTTTAATATGCTCAAAAGTCAATATCACCTCCTACTTGTGTTGGTTGTTGTGCCATTCTTCTTCCAGTATTAACTTTAATTACGACGTCAGTAGTATCACCTACTTTAACTTCTTCAATTCCAATGATTGGCATATTTGCCATTTGTGTCAAGTCGTCAATGAATTTTTTCTTTATTGGTATTTTTAGTATTGAAGTCCCTGTATATTGGCTTAAATCAATTTTTAACCCATTGTCAAGTTGTATTGGTTCAAATCCGACCTTTGTGGCAATGTATAGGTATATGTTGTCACCATCAAGTGATATTCGTATGAAATTCATGTCGGTAGCAAATTGTTGAAATAGTTTCTTTAATGATATTTTTGCTATTAAGTTACCTTTATCATCAACGTCACCGCCTTGTACACTGTTAAGTAATATCGATTTCATCATGTTAACGTCAAATTTGGACATTATAGCAACCCGTAGTAAGTCATAATTGCTAATGATCCTGCAAACTGTATGAACCTAATTGGGTCTTTTTGGAAAGTCCCGTATACTCTTCCTAAATATTTCCAGAACGCTTTAACATATTCAAATAGGTAATGTAACCCTAACTTAATGTAATGCGATATTTTATTTCCGATATATCTTAGTCCTTTTCCTATTTGGTATATTACCTGTGAGAATACTTTACCTAAACCTGTTAATCCCATAAGTAAAAGTATGAGGAGTAACTAAAAAATATTTCACTATGCGGTTACCCATGTAGCATTATAAAATACTAATGCTAACTGTCCTACTTGTATTATTGCTTGCAATACTTGTACTATCAAGTTCACATATCCACCACTCGCAGATACCACAATACCTAAGTTAGTGTATGTCGTTTCTGATGTCGTACTTTGGAATTGATAATAAACTGATATCGAGTTATTTGTAAACGATGCAGTTACTTGGATATATTGCCCGTTATATGTTATATAGTATGTTGGTGGTGATGTTAGATATCCAAGATTTTGTATTGAATTTATTGCGGATTGTACATTTTGTAATGGTGCATTGGTAAATGGAGTCTCATTTGATGGTGGTGAAAAGAAGGCGAAAATTAAGTACGGTGTATAATAATCCTCTTGTGATATGTTAAACGATATCGTCCATGTTACTTGGATTGACCCCGATGGTAATGTAACGTTACTTGCTTGTGCTACCAAGAAAGTTCCTAATGATGATGATAGATATAATTGTAATATGTTTGTCGATGATGGTGCATTACTTATTACAAATATGAATTGTAATTGTAGTTTTGTTGATATTTGTTTGTAAGATAATGAACCTGGGTATGATCCTACTAATATGTTGTTGGACAGTAGTTGTATCGTATATGCGTAATTCGATATTGTCCCTCCTACTTGAGCATACTGTATTATTGCTGTTATTAGTTGTTGTTGGACTTGGTTCTTATACTTGTAAGTTTTTCCTTCTGTGTCTCTTATCTCTACTTCGCCGGCAACTCCTACTTTCATTTATTTCACCTAATCACCATTGTATGTAGCAGTTATTGGTAATAACTGTGGTGATTTATAATTAACAGGTATTTGTACTGAGTATGGATACCAGTTTTGTATCCTTACTAGTGACCAATTTGCATAGTTGCCACCATTTCTAGCAGTAACAATAACATAACCTACACTTGGTGGAGTAAATGGTAATGTTACAGTTTGTGATGCTATTGTAGTATTAGCCGTTAAGTCAGTCACCGTTATCGTCATTGTTGTACCTGATACCTGTATCGATATTACGAATATGTCTCCTGCAGTCATTGAAGTTCCAGACCCACTGCCACTACTTGCTAATATTGTTTGTTTATACCCCGACGATGTCCACCATGTAACTGAAATTGGTTGTGACGAATATGGATCAAACTCAACTACTATTTGGTTTCCACTTCCGTATGCTAGTGTACCGTTAGTCATTCCACTTATTGACGCAGTATTGAACGCTATTGGTGGTGTTGTACTATATAGGCATATTGCAAACCCGTCTGCTAATGGTGATGACCCGGAACTAAAAGTGAACTGTATTGTTAGATTTTGTGAATTCCAAAGATAGTAAAATACGGTGTGTTGTGACCCTGATGCTGGTACTAATTGTAGTGCGAAGTTATTGTTAATTGTTACTGCTGATGGTGTTGTGGTATAATCTAGGAATGTAAAGAAGTGAGTGTTGAGGTAGGTAATTGGGTTATTAACTGTGGTGTCATTGAAGAATGCGTATAAGTATCGACTATAGTTATTTAGGTTAAGTAACGCATTTATGTTATTATCGTCAACGTATAACATTTCGGCAAAGTTAGTACTGGGTATTATTTGGGGTAGTATTAAGTTTAGTAATACTCCTGTTTCGTCTTGGATATAGATTGCCCACTCTATTTGTGTTACTCCCGTTATTTCCCTAGTATATACTATTGATGCAAGTGGTTGTTTGAATAATGACATTGAGTATGGATATAGGAATGCACTTATAATATTGATCGGTTGTTGAAAAGTTGCGGTGAAAATGAAGACGTATCCGTTCTCGTACTGTTGTACAGAATAGGTAGCGTTTGCTGTTCCTCCATTTGTTGATATTATCGGTGTTTCTATTGTTGATGGTGTGGATGCTGTATACGCGACTAAATTTAACAATACTGAAAGATTGACTATAGTGTTATGTTTAATAATTTTACCCTCGGTAGTATATAGGGTTACTTCTCCATGTATTCTAGGTTGTGAATACAATCTGGACACCCATATATGGGTTCGATACAGTTGGTATGTATACTTGGACGTATATTGGATTTACACCTGACCCACCGGTAAAACATGAAGTACCATTTTGATAACTGGTAAAATTAACAGGTCCTACTGCAAAATATTCCATACAATATAGAGTATAAATATAGAGTGTTGTACTTACGTATGATGTGAATGAGTTTGAAGGTCCTGCCCCATAAGTGTTATAAAATATATCAGTAAATAATTGTGTTGTTACAAAACTGGTTTGGGTGTATTGTGACGATAATCCAGAAGGAGTGCAACTATTCCACTCAGTCGGTAATAGTGAATTTGCACTGCTTTCTACACATGCACCACAATTACCAACGAAATGTGAGCATCCCCAACCACCAGGTTGACGTGTCGTAGTTGGGATGTAAATGATTCCCGGTGACGGTGATATTGTTATTGTGATTATCCATGTCAGCGTCAATATTTCATCAGAATTTTTAGTCACAGATAGATTTGCAGTAGCTATGGGGATGTTGTATCCTGCACTTGTCGTAATTAATTGTTCACTTGTTGCAGTATACGAATTAGCACTGTCATCCATAACTGTGAATGATACGATTGCTGAGTTTTCAGTTGCAGAAGCACCGGGAGGAATGGAAAAAGATAGAGTATATGTTTGCCCTGTTGTTGTAGTTATAATGATTCCCGATGATGACGCTGTTGCTCCAAGATATGATGCACCTGACATGTACCTTTGGAATGCATTAAGTAAGTATGATAACCCAGTTATAGTGTTTTTTTTGCTTTTTATTGTAACAAGAGTTTTTTCTAAGTCATATTTTTTAATCTCTGACGTATTACGCTTTTCAATCTTGGCAATTAGAAATCCACTTACTTTAGCCTTAACTTTGAGAAATCTGCCACTTAATTTATTGCATTCCATATTATCATTTTTATCAATAAGTTTATTAAGGTTATGCTATGGTGCAAATCAACCAGAGTATGGTGATACTGATGCGGTTGCGGTATCAGATTGTATATACTGTGCTGGTATATATGGACTACTAAATACCGATACTGATGCAGTTGCAGTATCAGATTGCATATATTGTGCTGGTATATATGAATTATTAAATAATGATGTTGATGCCGATACGGAATTACCTATAATGTTCCCTATCTCTAAACACAGTTGTATACTACTATCAATACCCTCATTTATTGCACCACTAATGCTACTGACAGGTGCATTATTTGCAGGTGGTAAACATATTGGTACTCCAAGTAAGTATGTCTGTACACTTACTCCACCTGCAAATGATACATCTACATTATCTTGTTCACTTACTTTGTTTATTTTCAACTGTGCATATGGCAACACGTACACGCTATCTGTTTCACTGAATGATATGAATTCTCTAGTTATTTGTGCAATATATCCATCTATGCTGAGCTGGTCAATCGCTGTGGCACTATTGGGATATGGTGACACTATCTTGTTACTGACTGATGGTAATGCTGTCAGTATCTCTTCATCGTTCTCCCTAACACCGACCACATATTTCTCAAACGTCTGTGCTGACTTTAATTGTACTGATGCAGAAGGTGGTTGAGTTACCGTAGGTGGTGTATAACTTGGGGATACGGGTTGGAATGGGTTCGGTATAGCTATGTTACTAGTGACATTAGACTTTGGTGGAGTGTTGACTTGAGTCCTTTGTGATGCACCAACGCCAGTGATTTCAGGGAAGAACGAATTTATTGCTGACTCAGCAATTAGTGAAGTAAATCCTGCAATAAATGGAGACCCTATCTTTAATAATATCGGTGCTAGCGTCTTCTTCTTAGCCATATTTTCTGCCAGTCTATCAAGGGATTTCATTTCTTCAAAGAACAAGTTATAGGAAGCTACTTTTGGTAACACTGATGCTATCTTGGATGTCACATATTTTGACACGTCCTCAGGTGCATACTTCAGATCGTTAAATATATTACCCACATAATCTATCGCTCCATTAAATAGATTTTCGACATTTGATGCAAATGACGTTAGTGCATTGAGTATGTCACCACCAACTGTTAATAACCCATTCCATATGGTTGCAAAGAAATTCTTAATATCAGCGTATATGTCACCAAATATTACTGGTAACTGCATTAACGAGTAACCTATTTCCCTAAATCCGTTATATAACCATTCACCAACACCATGTAAAGCGTCTCCAATATGTACTATTCCACCCCATATCCACTTACCAATATACTCAAAGGCATTTGCAACTCTCTGAAATGCACCGTATACTGCACTGGAAATGATGTGAAATGCTTCATAGAAGAAAGTACCAAATGCAGTAGCAAATGATACTAGACCATGCCATATGGCACCACCTAACTGCCCAAAAATACTCGCTATATCACTTCCTATCGATAGGATGCCATTATATATTCCCTGAGCAATATTAGCTATCGAATGTATAACTCCTTGTATAGCGTTTTTCACACCGTTCACTATGTTTGATCCAAAGTTTACTACACCGCTAAAGGTATCACTAGCTCCACTGAAGAAATTAATAATATCCTGTTCTATCCCACTAATGAAACTCATGCTAATTTTATATACCCCGAGACGGAATAAAAAAGTATGGGAAAAATTAAGGTACGTGATGAAATAAAAATAGCTGTTGTTAAGAAGAATAACGAGAAGAACGAAGCAAATAAGAAATAGATTCATAAATTTTTTCGGGCTTAAACTCTTCCCTAGCCTTATTTTTTATTTTCCATGATAGTTCCTTATATTCATTTTCCGACATTGACAACGCATATTTTACCGCTTCAATAACGTCCTCATATTCATATTCAAACCAATCCTCCCTCTTTTTATATGCGGGTATCGGTATCCCTTCTGTATATTCCTCAAACGCGTGACCGTTAACAAAAATGGGTATCGTTCCTGCTATCATTGATTCAAGGACAGGTAACCCAAATCCTTCCGTATGAGACAAAGCTAGGTAGAAACGTGATTGAGTTATCATTTTATATAGTTCCTCTCTTTTTAATGACATGAATTTGTAACACCAATCCTCTCCATTACATTCATTACTTATTTCAATGTACTTTAACCCTAATTCTTTAGCAATCTTCCTCGCTACCTTAAGCCCCTTATGGTCATCTTCAGTATTGTAACCAATAGTGATAACGTCGAATTTTTTCTCCTTTACATTATCAACTACCTGTATTTCGTCTGGGTCATAAGGGTGTGGTACTACTTCTACACGTTTAAATAATTTCGAGAATAGTTTAGCGTTATAATTTGATGTCGTAATTAATAGGTGGTCTTCTTTTCTGTATACGTCTTTGATGTATTGATATGGCGAATCACCTCTTATGATACTTCTAGGTGATTCTATATTATCAATTACTCTACACTGTGACCACCACAAATTTACGTCGATAAACTCAATGTCGCCGTTACAACCTATTTTCTGTAACACGATGTCCTTGCTCCTAGTTTTTATCCAATTATAAAACTGAGTAGCAACAATATCGAAACTACAATTAATACATTGCTTAGATACTATCATGTCAATCACGCTCATATACAAAACTTTACTCCGTTAATATAGTGACACACACCGTTTACATATATTGTTTGACTTTTTAATTGAGTGTGTATAAATATATCCACAGGATTGTTTGTGTAAAGGGAATTATTAAGATAATTATTTAGTACCTCTTCTAATTTTAATTTCCATGATAACGGTAGGTAAAAGTTAGTTGATAAGAAAAATATTACCATAAAGTTAGTAGGTTTTGCTTTCGCCGGGATAGCAATAACACTTGGCACGTTTGCATTTTCGAACCGTTTAATTACGTTCTGTATATCATTTACAATGACGTCGCTGTCAAGGAATAGAATGTTATCGTTTATTCTCGAAATTATTTCCTTAATCATTTTCGCTACCCTTATTCGCCTATTAATCATTTCAACTTCATCAGAATTACTAGGTTTTATTCCAGTGTCAACGTAATGATAATTGACATTCTTATCATAATAGACTTCTCCTATAATATATGACTTATCAACGAAAACATCCGTTAACATATTTTTTTCTATAGCTTCTCTTAAGTATTGAGCTTTTCCCAGAAATGTCACAATATGTGTCATGTTATTAAACTTTTATATTCAAGATTTTATGTTTTTACGACTTTACTTGATACAAAAATTTATATATGAAATGTGATATAACAAACTATTATGGGTTGGAAATCTATCAAAAGAGAGTTGTTTGTAACTATTGAAGGAATTCAAAAAGAAGGTGATACGGATAAATGTACTGATTTTTTGTTTAAAGAATGTAGAAAGTTTGACGTAAGTGAGTGTGACGATTATTGGTCAACTTGCTGGGAGAAATTCAGGGTCAAAGTTCTTAATAAGATAAAATACGAAGGAGACCGTTATCACAGTGCAGAATATGTATATGATATTTCTGTAATGAAACACTTATTAATTATATTCGCATCCTTAGCATCAATTGCAATAATTTTATCTTCTACCCTAATCTTTAACCTCTAACCCATAACTTATTTATATTCACGTTTTTATCATTTTAGTGTATGAGAATTGCATTAGTTCGGGACTTCAACGATAACAGTTTCAAGAGGCAAGCTGTACTGCTGGAACTTGGTCTTAAGGAATTAGGACATGAGGTTACACCTTTCGATAAAAATAAGACTGCAAAAGCTAACTTACCGTCAGGGTTTCAGGATTATATTTATTATACAATTTTTAATACTACCTTATTTTGGAAGGGAATTCCTAATTACGGTAAGAATATTGTGTTTGAAGTTAGTGACACTGATTCACTAAGTCATACAGCACTTTACTTCTTCAGACAACAGCCTGTTAATGAGATTGTAGTACCATCGCAATGGAGTATGAACGCTTTCTTTACCTTAAAGGTACCAATCCCACAAAATATTCACGTTATCCCTCACGCCTTAAATCCCGATATATTTTATTACCCTCCTAAGGAAATGCCCCATCCCTGTGTCCTTGCAATATTGCCCCATAGTTGGGACAGGAAAGGTGGAGATATAGTAGTTAAAGTATTCCGTGAACTAATGAATTCTGGGTACCATTTTTACCCTCTTATACTCGTTGCTAATATGCTAGAATCTAGAATAAGAGGAATGAATGCTGTAAAGGTTCCATTACCCGACCCCGATTATTACAGTATTTTCGCTGGATGTGATATCCTATTTTATCCAGTTAGGGGAGGGGCTTTTGAAATACCCGTTATTGAGGCTTTAGCCTTAGGATTGGATGTAGTAGTTACTGAGAAGGGTGCGTGGAGTGAGTGGATTCTAGACTCGAATGATGTTTATTGGATAAAAGTGACTAGAAAAGTTAAACTATGGTATACTAACCCGTTTCATGTTGGGTATTTCCTAGACCCAGACCCAGAAGATGCATATCAAAAACTTGTAATTGCATTAGCTAACTGGTCGCTTGATAAGAAAAAAGAGAATCTAGAAAATCGTGCAGTGCTTTACAGGGAAAGATATAACTACCTAAATATCGCAAAAGAATGGGAAAAACAAGTCTTGTGAGTCACGATGAACTTTGAAATTTATTATATAATTTCAAGTTCCTTTTACATTGTTACTATAGTGTATACTCTGTATAGACTGAGAAAGGTGATTGAGATTCAGCATGAACAAGATACAAAAAAGCAGTTTGATGAATATGTCCATTCTGAAGAATTCCGAAATTTACTTATTGAAGCGATAAATCAAAGTGATATGAATAAGAAACTTAACTTGATTGTCCTAGCTCTTTGTACTCATGTACCTGAGTTAAAGAAATCTAAAATATGTGAAGAAGGGTTATAAAAAAAATAGTTTTAACTTTTTTAGAGACCTAAGTAGCCTAGGAATGAACCGACGAATGGTAGACTTGATGCGAATTTGGTTATAACTCCTACTATTATGCCTGCTACCGCTAATGCTACGAATATGTCTGCATTGCTTGCTATGAAGTTCGCTACTCCAGCTAAGAAATTAGTTATTGCTGATACCAATGACGTTACTACTGAAGTTAAGGCAGATGCAACATTTGCGTAGGACATCTATCTGTCCCCGTATTCAATGTTTGTATGGCATATAAAATATCTAGTGGATACAGCAAATAATAAAAACTTGATTGATGATTGTATATAAATGAAAGCATACGTCCCGTGTGAAAATTGTAGTTATTATCAAGTAGCTCTCTACGAAGGGTACCAAATTACTCATAACGTTTTTGAGGCAGATGTTTGTATTGATGACCCCGTGCTTTTTCTTAAAAGGTTTAGGTTTGTTACCGACATTAATTGTGTGTTATGGGGAGATACTGTATATGATGCATTACGTTATTTCGGAGAATTAAGGCGTTACGATAACTTCGTAGTACCATCTCGTTGGAATTATATTATGTTTCATAAAATAGATTTAACACCTAGAGCAGTCATAAAAAGGCATATCAAACCTATTTTCCCTAATATTAAAAAGGATAAGTTATTCATAACACTGGGAGAATCACGTTATTTTGATAGGAAGAATTTAATCCTAATAGATAATATAACCAGACAATTAGGTGTTAGGAATAAGACTATTATTGTAGGCAATTTAGGAAATCCCGACTACAATACTTTTAGTCTTGCAGAAGAGCAGAAATATACGCTTTATGCAAGGAGTAAGTTCTTTTTAGCCCTGTCTAAGAGTGAAGGTTTCGGGCTACCTCCTATTGAAGCAATGAGCGTTGGCACTGTACCAATATATCTTAATGCTCACGGCTATAAGGAGAATTTAATAGGTATTCCTATAGACCCTATAGAGGAAGATACTCTTTGTACCGATGATGACCATTGTTTCAAAATATGGGAGTTATCAAAATCAGAACTGCGTTATGAAATCGAACATGCATTAACTATGTCAAAAGATGAATATGAAGATTTAAGTGAAAAAGTTAAAATTAAATCTAGAGAGTATTATGCCCCAATGGAACCCTTCGATATTTCCGAAATTACTGGACTATGCGAAAAAGAACGGGATCGAGAGGCGTTATAATACCTACTACATCAAGGGAGTTGCCCTAGTCCAATGTAATGAGGTTTCTATTAACGTGACTGTTGCCAAAGACCATTTGCACATGTTTTACGACCCTGTAGTTAACATGTATTCTGCCTATAGTATGCCCTTTTTCTATCAGTACTCTAATGCTCAACAACTTTACACTGAGGCTAAGAGATTATGCGGTGAACTTGAAAAGATGGCTTCAGGTGTTGTAGTCTCTCCTCCTTCTACGCCTCCTAAGAATGCGGATTCAGACCTTGATAGGATAATCTTATCACTATCTCTTAGGAGTGATAGAGCAATAACTAAAGGTACTGAGTACCATAGGGCAAAGGATTACGTTAAATCGAGGTACCCAGAGTGCTATGAAATAGTAAAATATCTCGGAGTTAAAAAAGAGACGGTCAAATTCATGGAATCAATTTTTGCAAAACAGTGGGATATTGCAGAAAACACGCTTACATTGTTGGCTATGGAATGCACGGAACCGGAATGTGTAAGCAGAGTAGGAAAGTTTATTGACCAGTGTAGAGAAGTTATAATCAGAAAAGAGGTGCGTGAATAATATGAATACTTATGAGACTGCTAAAAAGATTTATAATCAATACGAGGAATCGGGAAAGAGATACGTTTGTCTGAACGGTTTTGAGTACGAATTCACGAACGAGTATAATCGTAAGTATGAATTATGTACTAATACGTTTTATGTTATCTTAGCTTACCTAAAGATTTATGACCCTAAGACCTTGTTTGTCCCTCAGCTCCTTACCAGGTTAGGGTATGCATCAGCGTCAATGATAGAAGTTAAACCTCCCTTTTCTTTGACTAATAATGCAGTCTTTGTATGGCTAGGAAGAGAATTATTCTATCATGATGAGGCTCAAGTAATAAAAACTAGGACGGGGTATAATGATAACGGTGAACCTGCAGTGAAAGTATTAGTTAAGTACAACATGAACCCAATGTCACTGGAAGCTATTTCGTGGTGCCTCAAACTAGCGTTTATGTACAATAAGCCGGTCAATTGTGGCGTATACGGGGTGTTGTTCGAGTGAGTTTATGTTTGAGGGAAATAGGTAACAAGAAAGTACTTTACATACCAAAGTCACTTGAGGATAACTTTAAAGAAGGTCACATTTATCCCGTCATAGTAGAGAACAAAATCGTGGGTCTTAAGTGTATACGTACTGCAAAAAGGAAAGTTTTATATATACCCTCGCAATTACAAGATTTGTTTCGTGAGGGGTGTTATTCGTTTGCTTACATCAACGCTTAGTACACATAGAGCTGTTTACTTCACTACAATCATAACTGCAAATTATATATCAACGCTTAATATGCCTGTATCTGTTAATTTCGTTATGCCTACTATCACGAGTTATTGTAGTGTAATTATGTCTAATTCATATTAATCACACATCTTCAAGTTCAGAACTTTCACTTTTTTTGAGGGAGGAGGGTATTCATTAAAGAGTTTTTTAGCGAATTCCCTAGGTGTCACTTTGCCTGAGTCAAGCTCGTCGAGAAGTAAGAGTAACCGTTCCTTCGTACTGGGTACTGCTTTAGTTTGGTCTAGGAGCATATATGCAATTGTTATCGCTTGAGGGATAGAATATTTTCGTGAATTTGCTAATAGCAGGTATACACATCTAACAAATTGTGTCTTTGTTAACGCCATACGTTATTATATGTATCCAAATATTTATATATTACGTTTTATAGATATACACGTGATGTAGTATGGCTGGTAGACAGTCTCATAGAAAGTCTGATGTAAAGAATGATACGTCAACAAGATATAAGGGCAAACTCTACGGCATATTTATCAATTACATGGGAGAGAAGTACGCTCAAGAACTTGTAGAACAAATGTATCAAAACTACAAGGATGTATTTGAAGAGATTTATACTAAAATCCACAATAATTTAAGACCTACTTTAGTTAAACTTGCAGGTGCAGGTGCCACATTTCCTCTCTGGCAAATTATCAATGAGTCAATTTATGCTGTCTATTTAACACATAAGGAAACTGCTTCATTTCTTGTAACTAAATACCTATCTAGGGGTATTCCTGCTAACACTATTAAGAAAATACTTGCTGAGGTAGGTAACCAACTAAAAGAACTTGTACCAGCGGTTGCAGAACAGCTAGGTGGTGTCGTATTAGATGAGTCTAATGTAGTAACCACACTCGATGACATTGTAACTAAAATGCCAGCATTACCAAACTCTTATGCAGGTGTCCTAATGAAGTCCAAAGTGCCTAGTGCATCACCACATTATACTGGTACAAAGACATTTAGCAACGTTGAGTCTGCCTACAAAGCATTAGAGGAGATTGAGAAAGGTTTATGAGGTGGTGAAAGGTGGCAAGAAGGAATAGGAGATTAAGTTCAGCTTCAGTTTATCGATATTACTTAAAGAGATATACGATGAATATAGGTACTACAGCCCACACACTCGGTAAGGAAATTGCAATAAACCCAGAGGCAATGAAAGCAATTGCCAAATTGTCAGAACAAGAAACTTATAACTGGTTAACAGATTATGCACCTTCTCATTTAGCAAAAGAAGTAGTGAAAAACATAACAGAAAAATATGGAATCCCAGGGACTTTTCAAGGATTATTAATGGCATTTGCTGAGAAGATACTTGCTAACTACATCTTAGATTATAAAGGAGAACCTCTCGTAGAAATGCATCATAATTATCTGTGGGAGCTGATGCAGAGGAATACAAATAGTACAGTTACAGGGACATCTGGATACTTGTACACATTCACAGGAAAGAACGGGAAATCATATACTATCGATATGAGTAAGATACTAACAGAAATAGAGAACGAATTGTTCAAGTTATTAAAGTAACTTTTTTTTACTCTGTATCCATTTTCTAATTTATGGACAAAGTAAAACTAAAGGGATCTGTGGCTTACGTCTATAAAGTCTTTATCGAATCTTTGAAAAAAGTAGGTATAGACACAGTTAATGGTGCTTTAAACGAAAATACTGTAGTGGTTGGTGTACCGTTTGACAAATTTACAGAACTGATTACTGCGGAAATTAATAAGAATATTTGGGAGCAAAAAATCAAAAACGGTAAGCTCTTCTTAGTTGGCATGAAAGAATTAGTTGATGAGGACATAAAAACAGTGAATAGCAAAATCCTTTCAAAACTAAAGAAAATAGGTATAGACGCTGATGCATATATAACTGACGACGGCGATGCTGTAGTTATGGTATCGCTTGTTGATGTAATACTAAGGATACTGGAAAAAACCTTACAGGAAACTAAGGCAAGAGCGTCAAACCATATGAGGGCTTTAAGAGTAAAGTTCGGTAATGATGATGATTATGCCTACATAGTAATCTATACCAGGAGTTCACAAAAAGATACTATAACGAGTAAAATAGAGGAGGTGCTAAAAGGTGAGTGAACAACCTCAAATTGATTTGAATAAAAAGATTGAGGAATTAGAGAAAAAAGTCCAAGAACTTACTGAACAGTTGGATAAGACTAAGAATGCTGTGAAAACTGTAGCTGGCATCTTAGATAACCATCTAAAGGGCAAATGGACACTAGAGGACATCCAAATGGCGTTAAACCATATTAATGAAATGGTTCAGCTACTTACTCAAGCGGGAATTATCAGACCTGGCGGGGAGGGAGGAGGGAATTGGTTACAAATGATGCTAGCACAACAAATGCTAACACAGAAACAGACACAGAACGACGTAGAAGTTGAACCATTGAAAAAGAAAAGCAAGAAAAAACTAAAGAAATTCCTTGAGGAAGAAGAATGACTTAAAATATATTTTGTAATTCTTTCTTAGCTTTCTTTTCTAATTCACCAGACCACAGTTCTTTATATGATGGCACCATTGACCTTAAAATGTATAACGCATTCACCAAATAAGCAGGGTTAGCATCCTCGACATAGTTTCTAATCTCTACGGCATTGCTTTCATCTTTACCTACATACAACTTCCCGTTTCTGATAATTAGTAGGTTTCTGTCTTCATCAACAATTATCCCTGTTGTATAATTAACACCGCTAGGTAATTGGCTTTCTATTTCGTTAATCAGATTTGACACATAATTCTCACTTGATTTTTGAGGGAGTTGTAACTCTTCTTCTTCTTCCTCTTCCTCTATTTCTTTATCTTCGCTCATAGATTAAGGTATGGATACAAAATATTTAAATTTTGCTGTTCTGATTATGTACATATGCGAATAATAGAAGAAGGATGGGCTGGACGTGAAAATCTGAAAGTGAAGTATGCAATTGTAGAAGAAATCCCAGGGAAACTATATCATGTTGTTTGCCCTTCTATTCGTTTTTTTGAATACTGCTTTGACTTGAACCAGTGCCGTAAAATAGCCTTAAACTTATCAGAGAAAGTTAAGGACTTTTTATACGTATAAAGCACATTAAAGTGTATTGCATCTTCTTTCATAACAGAATAACGCAAATAATTGAAATAAATACGCTTATGGTCATCGCCTAGCAGAAACTGTAGGTCAAATAACTCTTTCGTTGGGATTGGGTTTTTGAGTACTATGATGATGTGGATGTGTTTCCCTGATGGCGAGTACTCCCACCAGGCATCTTCTTCCCAATAACCTAAACCGTGTAATATCTGTAGTTTCTTCTCTAGTAGCCACTGCGGGTCATAGAATATAGTATCAACGTCAATATCTAACTTAATTATTTGATTTGCACTTACCATGTATACTCCCCCCCGTCTCCAGGATACCTGTGGTACCATGCCACTCTTTTCCCCACTGCACCCCCATACCATATTCCCTCGTCCTCCAACAAAGGAAGCACTTGAATCCCAAAGAGGTCTAAAATCACGTCCTCCAGCTCCTCCTCCATCTCTCGAATCTGCTCCTTCTCTTTCTCTGGTTTCTTTGGCAAACAGATAGTCCCTTCCACGAAAAGCGGGTGGCTCCATTCGTTGTAGCGGAACGATAATGTAACACATACTGTCCGTGCCGTATTTTTCTTCACCGATGTTTTTGACGTATGTAATATATCTGATGGGGATTTGCTCAAGTGACCTCACCTTAAAGTCAATGTACCAGCCTTTCTTGACAATTTGGGCTATTAACATAATTTCTCAACCTTAGCCCTAATTAATCGTCTTAAAGTCTCAGACCTTGAAATTTCGTATTTTTTGGATAGTAAATCCAATTTTATCAAAGTATCCTCACTCATTTTTATACTAAACCCCCTTAAAGATTCTGATGACAAATCATTAACATTAAGAATTTTTTCATTACATTCATCAACCATCTTATTTATTATCTTGTCATAATTATTTCTATATTGTTTTATCATTTTTAAAAAATCGATGTCATTTGGTCTAACTTTTAATGTAACTGCTCTTAGTACCATAATTAAAATTATACTATCACCTTTTTAAAGCTGTGTGAAAGAGAAAACTTTAAAAATTGTGATGTAATAATTTATGTTAGTGAGAAGCATGCTAGTTACAATTGAAAAAGAAATTTATGATAAATTAAAAGAAGATGCACAGAAAAAAGCAATAAGCGTAGGTGCTGTAATCAGAGAGATACTATTAAATTATTTTAACTTAGAAGATGAAACAAAATCTTACTCAAAAAGAGAAGTAAACAATGAGGTAATAATAGTGGGAGATAAACAATATGTCAGATTACAGATGAGAATGTCAAAAGAAAATGAACTATTGATTAAAAACGAACTAAGAAAAAGAAATATGAGTGTAAATCAGTTGTTAAAAAATGAAATCCTACTTACAGCGTAAAAAAATTAAACTATCACTAGACTAGGGTCATCATGTCTATATAAATGGAACAACCACAGTGTATACCCTATTTTCTCAAGTTCCTCAACGGTTTTTATAACTTGTCCTTCTTCTAATCTTCTTTTCAAAAGGAATGCTAACAGTTTGTCTCCTGGTTGTAACTCTATCTGTATTCTGTTGAATAGAATCTCAACACGTAGAACATTCGTTAGCAGTTCAGCTGTAGCTTTATGACCCACAGCAGATATGAAATACTCTTTCTCTAGCATTTCCTTTGCTTCTTCTATTGAAATTTGCCTAGCAGAAATAAGGTATTTTTCCCCTTCCTTCAAGGGAAGGATAGCACTATTTAGAACGTAGAGCATAATTACTGATATATAAAACAACTATATAAATCTTTCTGAAATAACTATATAAATAATTAAGCACGAAATACATAGTGATGAAAAATGGGGTATGCAATAAGGATTCCGAAAAAATATTTTCATAAATTGAAAAATATATGTGAAAATTACAATAGTTATAGAGAATGCGTATTAAGAGAGATAGAGACAAAATACAATTACAAAATTTATAATTCAAGGAAACCGCATGACATGCGTATATATGCTGATACAGTACCGAAACCAATCTTCATTATATTCTTTCGAGAAGAAAGTATCAAATTGGAGGAATTAGCAAAAAAGTTAGGGAAAAGTAAATATGAAATAATAATGAGCATTTTCGAGTAAAAAAGAAAAAATCACTTTTTTTTAATCTTTTGCTTCATTAAAAGTGTAGAAATTAAGTTGATGCATAGGTATCGGTATTACTACAATTCCATGTTCTGGATGGACTAATATTGTTTTTTCTTGTAATGGTATAATAAAATGATTATTAGCGAATACCCAAATATTACTAGCTACATTACTATCCTTTCTATTGCACTCATGTAACCATGCATTTCTTAGTCCTCTTTTGCTCTTACCAGATATCAGGTAATTCGTAACCACTAGGTCTCCTTGTCTCACTATAAATTTCTCATCTCTTTTAACTAAATCAGTTAAGTCATACCTATCGTACACAGACGCTTCAAAAAAATTAATTTGACTTAGATTTTTTTCCAGAGCTACCTGGAGACTCATAACCCCTCTTTATAAATTGTACTATCACAAACTTATAAACTTTTGCTTCTATATTAAAACGATAAAACATGCAAAGAAAAGAAGACCCGAATATCCAATATTTAAAATATGTAATAAAGAATTTTGATAATTTTTTAACAGATGTTGAATATGTTTACAAGAAAAATTATAAAATCAGAGATTATGAGTACATTCTACATAAATTAAATTATAAAACAATATTTATGTACATCTATCACAATAAAATAGAGATTGTAAAGAAAAACGAAAATAAATTTGAAGTTACTATAAATTTAGATAACTTCCTAACTATTGCTACAATGAGAAGAATCACAAGATTTACAAAAACTGAAAATAAACATCACTACAATTATTTATTGTCATATCATCACGGCACATGGCATTTTGTTTTTGATAATTTAATAATTCCAATAAAACATAATTCAAGAATAGTAAAACTAACGATTATAAAGAAACCCAAAAAATACTACTTAACATTACCAGAATTAGAAAAAAGGGAAATACCAGAAAAAAAATACGGATTTCCAATAATTCCTGATAAATTATATTTGTATGAGATAAACGGTAAAAAAGTAGAAAAAATGATAACGTATTATAAAAAGAAATACAAAGGCATGCCATATATTATCAGAGTAAAATTACAAAATAGGAAAATCGAATACGCACTTTATAAAATGCTGATAAACAAAGAAATATTCAAAAGATATGAGGAGAAAACGCCACCATCAATATTCAGAATTTACAACAACGAAATTCCAGATCATGCATGGTATTTTACTAATATATATGTACCTAATTTACAAGCGATTAGAGGCGGTAGATTTCCTAGCTTTAATCACACAGCAATTCACGATTATGATGATGACGGTGTCAATCAAATTTTATTAAAGTTTATAACAATTTCGAATAATGCTTTTCTATGTGGTGTCGATTATTCAAATTCATTATGGTGCATGAGACTACCTGGATTTATGTACAAATACAGCATAAAATCAGTTTACAAAGTATTGTATGAATTAGATGAAAAAACGAAAATCTTTGAGTTTTAACCTTTTTTTTATAAATAAGTTTTTCTCTTCATCGAGAATCAACAGAAATATTTATATATATTAAAACGACATGAGAAAAATGAAAAATAAAAAAAAGAGGATAAATTACTTGAGCAAAAAGATATAGTGATAGATGTTTTCACACATTCCTTCATCCTTCCTAAAAGAAATTAAAACAGCATTTTTATATAATCTTCTTTGCACTATATCTAAAACCGCATCTAATTCATTTCGTATCCCGCTATCTTTACAATAGTACTGAATCTCGTACACTAACAGCATATCATTAAAAACACGTACATCAAAAAAAGAACGTCCAGATGAAACTGAAAAAATATGTTCACTTTTATTGAACACCTCATTAAATTCGAATATATTTATCTTTCCTATCACAACTACCACTACTATACTATTCATTTTATATATATATAAATTTTTATCTCTTCATCAAGAAGGAGAGAAGTGAAAGAACTGTAAAAAAATTACATATAAGAGAAAAATTTGGAACAAAAAAAAGAGGTTAGAATAAGAACACTAACTTATTATTATAGTAGTATATTCCCGATAACGCAATTTCTAAATTTGTTTTCGGAATTTTTAATTCACTTCTGTACTGTTTGGGGAAAGCTTCATAATATATTATTTCTATTTCCTTTTCCTTATTTACTACAGTTAAAAACTTATCTTTGTCAATGTGTACATCTATTTCACCATATTGTAATAGATTTGCAATAAATATCTTCCCCTCTATTACTATTTTTTCTGAAATTTTGTTTTTTTCTTCTCTATATGGTATGTTATTTGTCTCAAAAAAATTTTTTATTTGGTTTTTAATTTTTTGTTTCTTTTCTTCTAATATGTTTTCCATAGATTTCCCCTCTATATTATTCCTCTTTTATATATATAAATCTTTTTCTTCATTAAGAGAATGACTTCATGTTGTGGCACAAAATCTCAATATTGTAATAATATTTGTAAAAATTGAAAAATTGTTTGAATACTTTTTTGTACACTTAAATTAAGTGTATAAATTAGATTTCAAACAAAAAATCTCATGTTACTGAAAAAAATTGTGCTGAAAAAATTTTTGCTTGAATTTTTTAACGGCTGCAGTTGAAAAAAATTGAAAAAATTCCCAAAAAAAGATTTTACTGATTTGAGTTAACCCAAACAACTAAACTTTTTTCTTTATAAACGATTTTACGCCCTTATTTTACGTAAATTTAAGGGAAAAGAAGGGGAAAAATCAAAAATTAAAAGTTTAAAAACATTTCTAGTAAACTGACAAGAGGAATTTTAAAACTTTTTTGTATCCAGACTGAAACTAATTGTAAGTCCTTTCAATTCAATCACTGATAATCCGAATTAACGAGACTGAAATTTTCTAGTAAAAGATGTACATTTTCAATCGGTATACAATTGAAAATTTCCACTGTACCATTTCTTATCAATCTTAGTGAAACAAAAATACGATTAGATTTTATCTCAACATGTAGAATTTCATATTTTATGCCCATGTAGATAAACTTAATGCGTATTACTATAAAAAGCAAAAAACAAGATATTACCAAAATGACTGGAATATTATCTGAAAACTGAGAAAAATGATTAATTAAAAAATCAAATTGACTTAATTGAAATTATTCCTTCATATTCGTTTTGAACGAATTTTTTACGATTATCTGCTTGCCTTTGGAAAATATCAGAATTGTAAGCAATATCTAGTATGTATCCTTTTTGTTTACTTTGCCACGGTCTCATTACTCTACCAATACGCTGAATTAATTTAATTCTGCTCTTTCCTTGTGTTAGTAATACTACTAGTTGAAGATTCAGAATATCTAAACCTTCATCCGCTAAAGAAGTAGAAATCAACATTTTGATTTTACCGTTTTTCAGATTTTCTATTTTTTGCATTCTTTCTTCTAAAGATGTTTTACTTGATACCCAATCACTGATAATTCCATTTTCGTTCATCAGTTCTGATAATTTCTTTGCCACTGAAATTCTTCTAACTATCATAAGAGCGGGATATTTATTCAACTCTTTTATTTTTTCGATTATCTGTTTATTAGTATAAGGAGAATTCTCGAATAATCTCAATTCAGCACTGTATAATTTGGAAAACGGCTGGTCAGCGTAAAACTCTCTTAATGCCATTAACTTATTGTAAATTTTTTCTGAAATCTTTGGCGTAAATTGAATATATACCAAAGGTACTAAATAATTATTTTTAACTAATTCTGAATAATCAATGGAATAACTTATTTTCCCTAAAAGCCCCATAATTTCTAATTCTCTTCCGTCTTCACGGATAGGCGTAGCCGATAGACCTAAGCGTAAACTGTTTGGTGAATCTAATAACAGACTCTTGATACTTGAAGCGGGAGTATGGTGAGCCTCATCAATTATTATCAAATCGGCATTATTAATTAATTCTTTTAGTTTTTCATGTTTATTTTTCTTCTTTTGGGAATAATAGTAAGCAATCGATAATGCAATGAAATCAGATTTTTGACCTTTTTGCAATTCATCAATCTCACCAGAAACTAATACAAATGGTAAATCTTCTCTCTTTGCAAATTGTTGAAATTGCTTAAGGAGTGTTGTTGAATTTACTGCATAAATAATTTTTGAATTTGGTTTATTCTTTAGCATTTCTAATACTGATAAGATAGCAATTACACTTTTTCCACTACCAGTAGGGGCTTTTACAATTCCTTCTCCTACAATATTAATATCAGAAATCCAGCTCTTTATTGAATTTAGTTGATAATCTCTCATTTCAAAGTTCTTTAGTGTAATATCGTAAAATTGTAAATTAGCAAAGGGTTTGGCTTTTAAATTAGCAAAATTGCTTAATTTCCAGTAAAGCCCTCTCAATGTAGCAAAATTGTTTCCTCTTTGCCATGCTAGTAATATTGGAGTTTCCACGTATTGTCCTTGAATATGGTCAAAAGTTTTGATTTTATATGTTAGTAAATCTTTATACTTCTCTAAATCATCATAAACTATTAAATAATTTCCACGAAATTCCACATATACTGTATTATCATTATCCTTCAAATAATCACCAAAGACATTATAAATTTCATCTCCTACATAATTTGATAACCCTTTAATGATTTCTTTCAGTTCATTATTATTAATTCTGGAGATTTTAAATTCATTGATATACCATTTTTTGTCTTGAGGATTAAAATTAGCAATAGATTTAACTAATGATAAATAATTCTGGAATTCATCTTTATTGAGGTATTTTTTAGGAGATGGTACTGGAATTTTATTTGTGTTTTGCAAATTATTGGACATACTTCTTCTATCTTATATATAGGATTGTCAGTTTAAAAAAGTTATCTCACCTTTTTCTTGATGAAGAGCAAGGAAAAGAAAAAGTTTAAATATAAATGATAGAACAATTTATGATAGTGGGATAATGCCCACATTCGAGGAATGTCAAAAAATAATAAACCCTCAAGGGTTACCCCTTGAGGCGTTAAGTAAAAGCGAGAGAATTTTTTTAGATTTTTGTGAATATTTCGACACATACCCACAAAAAATAAAGGAGGTAGTTAGATCATGGTAAATAAAGAAAAATCAATTAAAGAAGAACTAAGAGAAGAAGAAGAAGCAGAAGAAATAGTAGAACAAGAAGCACAAACACAAAAAATAGAAGTACAAGAAGAAGCAAAAAATGATGAATTAACGCTACCGTTTAGCAGAGAAAACATCAAAAACTATTTGTGGCATATAATAATCATCAAAAAAGTAGAAATAAGGGATGTAATACTAAAGAAGACAAACCAACCCGCTCAAATCTCATATATCGATGGATACGCAATCTCTGACCCGAAAATTGAAGAAAGAATAATCGAAACACTAAAAGACCAACAAACGATACCAATCGACCTCATTAAAGAGGTAAATAAAGTAAAAAGAGAAGTGTACTTGTACTCAAGTTCTCAAGGCGTATACTACAGTCTGATGAGAAATGTGATTCCAAAATTAAAGAGCGGTGCAGTAATTGTAGGAATCGTATACCAGCAGTCAGACTATCCACAGCCTACCATAACATTAGAACATCCCGCAAAAATACCAACACTAAAAGCTCAGTATGAAGCACTAGAAAAAGCCAAGAGATGAGAATAAATGCCATCACAAAAAACAGAAGAAAAGAATGAAAAAATAGAACAAATAAAGAAAGAAATTGATAGTTGGATTGAAGAATTCTCAAAATCAACTAAAAAATTCGATAGATTTGATTTATATGAAGGAGAACAGTTGAACCTAGGATTTTTAGCATATAAAGACGACCAAAACAAAATAACAGTATTAATCTCAGTACACGGTCAAAAACCCACAAACAGCTTAAGCTTTCCCGTAAGTGGGTTAGATGACATAAAATGGATCACAAAAATGATAGAAAAATATGAAGAACTATTCAAATATATAGAAAAATATGAGGAAAACGTAAAAAGTATCAAAAAGAAAAAGAACTTACTTGAATAATTTTTTTCATTCAATTATTTCCACATATCCATTTAAACACTTGTTCTTATACTCTCCTGGAATCGGAAATTCTTTTGAATAATTATTTCCATAACATATACCTAACTGCTTCTCATACTTTACCAAATACATCATATAATATTCAAGACATTCCATAAAATAATTACACTCCTTCTCTTCATAAAGAACGTTTGGAATATTAACTATAACCTTCATAAGAAGGAAAAAGGAACGAGAAAATAAAAACTTTTAAAATTGTGCTAGCACAATTTTATACAATGCCAAAACGTGAACTCAAATTAGGAAAAATAAGTTTCCAAGTGGGAGATTTTGTAGAAGTATTGGCTCAAGGTAGAAAATATAGACTTCTCATAGAAGAAATTGATGATTATAACAATCTATTAGGAACAGACCCTAACGGAAACCCAATTTATATTAAGATAAGCAAAATCTCAGTAATTAGGAAAATATCAGAATTAGAATTCACAGGAGGTGAAAAACAGAATGGAACTCAATGAATTCCAGAAAAAAGTGATAACCACATTCTTTATGTCTGACAAAAATTTACTAGTTTCAGCACCCACAGGCATAGGAAAATCATTTTTAGCAATGTATATAGCAATGAATACAAAATACAGAATATTATACACAGTACCTTTACGAGCATTAGCACTACAACTAAACGATGACTATCATAATAAAATAGCACAATTACTACACGGATATGCCGATTCAATAGCATTAACATCAGAAGTATATGAATCAGACCCTGAAAATATAATAGAAAGAGTGATATTTACAACATATGAGAAAGCTGACGCTGTATTAAGAAGACATTATACATGGGCTAAAAGAAGCGAATTAGTAATAATAGATGAAGTTCATAACATCAGTGACAAAGAAAGAGGCAAAGCAATTGAAAATTTGATAGCATGGGCTATGGACGAAGGAAAAAGACTACTCATGATGAGTGCCACCGTTCCCGATTTAGAGAAATTAGCAGAAATAACAAACGCCGAAATAATAGAAACAAAAGAAAGACCAATACCTTTATACAAAGCAATAAAAATAGGGAACACATTATTATTTGAGGACGGTGACAAAGTAGAATTAAAAGAAGACCTTGTACGCAAATTAGTAAGAAAAAATAAAGTAGTTATGATATTCACAAGTACGAGGAAAAAAGCCGAAGAACTGTTCTTAATCTACGATAAAAAGTACCCTGGAAAAGTAACATTCTTTCACGCAGGATTACAACCAGAAACCAAACTAAGACTAATGGAAGAAACAAGAGCAGGAAAATATAACGTCATAATATCAACAACCGCATTAAGCCAAGGAGTAAACTTCCCATTCTACGCCGTAATATTTGATGACTTAAAGCTACCCATTGTAGAGTACGGACGTTTCGTAGGATGGAAAGCAATCACGCCAGTCGAGTTTGACCAAATATGCGGAAGAGCAGGAAGACCTGGGTACGATGAAGAAGGATTATGCATAATAGAAGCATCAAACACAAGAGAAGCAGAAAGATTGACGAAAAAATATTTCACAAATGAGTATGGTGCTTTAGAAGGTCACCATACACTTGAAGACTTCTTATTAGCATTCATATCAAAATACCTTTACATCAGACCCGATGATGTTTTCAACGCTGTAAAACATTCATTAACATTCAAAGAAATACCTAAAGAAGAAATTAATGAAAAACTAGAATTCCTAAACGAGAACGGCATTCTAGGATTTGATAACACTGGCTACTATGTCACAGTCTACGGAAGAGCAGTAGCAGAATCTTATTTTGACGTTAAAGACGCAATAACATACAGGAAAATCCTAGAAAAAGAAGACGTAAACGAAGATGAAATAATAGACGCAGTAATGAATAACGAGAACGTGTTAAACACCTCGAAAGGTGAGAACGTAAAAGTAATCTTTGAAAACTGGATAAAAGGGGTAGATGAAAAAATGATAGTAAAAGCAACAAAAAACATGTCATATAATGACTTGAACAAATTAATTCAAACAATAAATTGGCAATTATACGGCGTTTATAGAATTACAAAGGCATTAATGAAGAAAGAACTAGCAGATAGACTGAGACTATTATTCCTAGAAGCCAGATACGGCGTACCTAGAAGTGCATTAGCATTAGTGCAATTGCCTGGAATCGGGAGAAAAAGGTCTATTGAACTGTTGAGAAACGGAATACACAATAAAACAGAGCTTTGTCAAAATAAGGAAATAGCGTCAAGAGTAATAGGAAAGAAAATGGTCGAGGTGATTTGCAGATGATAAAAGAAGCAATAATAAAAGCATTTGAAAGAATGCAAGAACAACACCCGCAAAAAGGAGAGAAAATAGTATATGTAACAGATTTATTACACTGTGTAATAAGACCAAGGACAGAAGCATCAGCAATATCGTTAATCAGAGGAATAGCAGTACACGAGGGGATAGAAAAACTACTAAAAGAATACGGAGAAATTGACATAGAGTTTGAGAAAGAGATAAAAAAAGAATTCGGAGAATACACATTGATAGGAAGAGTAGATGCAATAACCAAAGATGGGACAGTTATAGAATTTAAGACAGTTTATAAACCACCACAATTCCCATACGAGGCACACATATATCAAGTACTAATTTACATGAACATGCTAGGAAGTCAGAAAGGACTTCTGGTATACCTAGGGAATAATGAGATAGCAGAATTCGAAATATCACAAGGGCAAATACGAAATGCCGAAAACGGGCAAATATACTTCGTGCAGTATAAGATAGATGATGACTGGATATTCAAACAAATAATAGCATATGTGACAAAAACACTAGTAGCAACATTCGATGAATGCAAATTCTGCGAAATAAATAAATCATGCAAATACGCTAAGTTAAAGTGAGAAACATGATAAAAAGAATAGTAGTAGAAATAGTAGATTCCCCACAAGAGGATAAAAATATACAATTTTTAATCGGACTAGCGAAACTAATTGGAAAAAGTGAAATAACGTTCACAGAAAATCAAATATTAAAAAAAGATTTGACAAAAAATGAAGAATTAAGCTCATTAATCAGAGAAATAATAGAAAAATACAGAAATATGACACCAAAAATAGTAAATTTCAAAGAAGGAAAAATAAAAAATGACGGGAAAATAATAACGAGATGGGAGTATGAAAATAAAAGTACAAGTTGAGGGAAAGACTGACGTATCATTAATTGAGGACATCTTTACAGCACTAGAAACGAACAAGATAAACCTAACAAAGACAAAAAAACTGGAAGAAATCGCCGAAATAAAAGAACTAAAACAAACGATAAAACAGGAAGTGGAAAAAACATTAGAAGCAGAAGTCCACATAGAGGAACTGATAGTATTTAAGTCAGGCACCTATATATTGCGTGGAGTATTACGAAAGTAAATTTTTTATACTTGTATGACCCCCCTTTATAATGGGGGGTTAAATCCCTTGAATGAAATAGAAGAAATAGAAATTTTAAACGAACTAATAAAAAAAGGTTTTTTAATTCTCGCAAGAACGAAAAAGGGAACATACACTGTAAATCATATACAAAAAGAAAACGAATTAGTCATAACGGAAACAAATGGAAAAATAAAAATAATCGACGCACCAAAATTGTTCCTAAAAAGACACTTCATGATAATACCAAAGAACCCGGAACCGAGTCCGCTAAGTGACATAAATAGAATTTATCAGGAATTGTTAAAGTACAAAGAGCTTATTTATAGAGAAGAAAAAGTGATAGAATTAAATGTGACACAAAACAGAATTGTAATAAAGACGGAAAAAGGCAAAATAATGATACTAACACCATCAGATATATTTGAATATCCAATACTGGCATGGTGAAAAATAATGCCATACAGAAATTTGAACGAGATAGCAAAAGAAATTTACAAAGAAATTAAAGAAGCAGAAGAAAAATATATAGTAATAAACAACAAAAAAGAGAAAATAATAGATATTGAGATAATATATCTTAAAGAAACATTAACAACACCACCAAGATTTAAAATAGTAACTGAAAATAATACAGTATTAATATTAACACCGGCAAGATTGTTAAGAAAAAAATACATAATAGTAAAAGACGGGAAAGAAAAAACTATAATCGGTGTTTGAGTTAAAAAGTTTTTCGCATATAAATTGTTACATCACTTTTTTGAATACTTCTTTAGAGAGTTCGAAGTTCGTAGTTCGAGTTTACGAACTGTGAGGTTCGAAAAA